CACCCGTGGCAGCCGTTGACGTCTCAAGGCCATAGGCGCGGTCGGCTTCCTGATCCCGCTTGCGCTGCCAGCGAACCTGCTGCGCGTCCTTGCCCTGGTCGTTGCATTCGTCGGTCTGCGACGAGATGCCGAGCGCGATGCGTTTCTCGGCGGCCTGCGCTTCCTTGAGTGGATCGACATAGCCGCGGCCGGGCCCGATCCAGTCGCACTGCGTCAGCGCGTCGCGGTGGACGTAGAACATCGCCTTGCCGCCCGGCACCTCGATCAGGTCGCGGGCGACCGCTTCCTCAAGCCATGCTGCGAAGATCGGCGTGCAGAACGACTGCGTGAACAGGTGGCGGTCGGCAAGCAGCCCGCGCCAGATCTCGTTGAGCAGCGTCCGGGCGCTCGAATAGTTGATGCCCGACCAGTCGTTGCTCAGCTGCTCGTACGAGATGCCGAGCGACGCGGCGATCGCGCGCAGAATGTATCCCTGAAACGCGGTGAAGTTCGTCGCCGCGCGCTCGGCGGTGAGTGTCTCGATCTTGTCACCGTCGGGCACCACCGCGACGCGCACGCCGCCGAAGGTGAGGTCCGACTGTTCGTAGAAGCCGGCCCGCGTGTCATCCAGGTCGGCATCGACTCCGTCGTCGACCGGCGCCATCGACTCGCGCACGCCCTCCGAGCCGCGCTGCGTCGTTGCATACAGCCCGAAGATGGCGTTGGTGATCTGCGCCTGCAGCTCGGTCTTGTCGGCGAGCGCCTGCATCTGGATCCGCGCCATCACGGCGGCGAGCCGCCCGATCGAGCGATGCTGGTGCGCCCGCCGCTTGTTGATCGCACGCACGAACAGCGGCCGGCCCGAAGACGTCTCGCGCGGAATCCGCGTCCAGGTGTTCGCGTCGAACGTGCTCGAGACGTCACCCGGGTGCCGCTTGCGCACCCAATAGGCGGTCTCGGCCCCCCATTGGTCGAGCTCGATGCCGCCGACCAGGCGATCGCTGTCCGGCTGGCCAGCGGGATTCGAGATCCGATCCGGATCGAGGATAAGCACCGCCGTCGAGAAGATGCCGCCGCGGTCGATCCAGTACAGGGGCGCGCACGCCTCGCCGTCGAGCGTGAAGTGCCGATAGGCGAGCCGGACCATGCCGCCGAAATGCTGGTGCCGCTCGACGTCGCACAGGAACCGCGGCGAGTTCGCCCAGACGCGGAACAGCGCCTCGGTCGTGGTGGCCCATTCGTCGGCCCACTCAGCCGACATGCCCATTGCGGCGAAGTCCGGGCGGCACTTGAGCCGGATATTGGCGCCGACCACGGCGTCGACCCGGCGATCGACGCCGCCGTTGATCAATCCGTTGTTGCGGTCGACGTCGCGCGAGCGCGAGACGACCTTCTCCCGGCTCGGCAGCACCTCCGCATCGGCCGAGCGCAGCGCGGGATTGAAGCCCGACAGCTCCTGGCTGTGCCCGGCCGCGGCATAGGCGGGCGTCAGCCCGAACGAATAGGCGCGCTGCCGCGGCGGACCGACGCGCGCGGTGATGGTGCCGGCCGGGAGCCCGCCGGTCGTGATATCGCTCATCGCGTGTGGAACCTCACCGAGAGGGCGCTGAACCGCGGGCGCGACGACCTATCGGCCGATCCCAACTCGGCGATCTGTGCGTCGACGTCGGCGATCGCCTCGTTGAGCTGGTCGACCGTGATTCCCTGATAGGTGAGGCGTCGGCCGTCTCGCCACACCTCCTTGACCATCTGGCCGGAGAGCAGCGAAGCACGAGCCGAACGCAGCGTCGCACGTTCTGCCTCAAGCTCTTCGCGAGTCGCCATCTACTTCCTCTTGTTGATCGCCGCCATGCGCTCGAGCGCGGTACGCGGCCGTTTCGGTCGGGCCGGGCGACTGGCGTCGATCATGCCATCGTCGCCGGCTTCGAAATCCTCGATCGGGACCGGTCGCGCCCAGATCGGCGGGCGAATGTCCCATTTGATGTCGGCGCGGTCGGGCTTGAGCATCAACCGGACCGCCTCGGCATAGCCGAACAGGTCAAGGCTCTCGTTGGGCCCGCGCCGCTCCCAGCTATTGTCGATCAGCACTTCGCCGACGAACTCGTCGAACGCGGACTGCGGCAGGCCATCGGCGAAATAGCACTGGCCCGGCCCGCCATCGTCGACGGCGAGACGCTCGACAGCGAGCACCTTGAGCCGATGGACGCCGATGTCCCATTCGAGCACCACCGGCTCCACCGGCCGCCCGAGCTCGTCGACGCTGATCTTGCGGCTGGCCTTGACCGGGATCTCCGGTGCATCGGCCGAGCGCGCGCCCTTGATCAGCCGCACCTTCTGCCAGCGCGCGGTTCCCCAAGCCTCTCCGGCCAGAGCCATGCGCCGCGCGAACTCACGCGCCTTCCAGGTGACGCCGGACTCGACCTCGCCATCGGCCTTGAAGCTGGCGCCGCCGGTGTCCACCGCGACGCCGGCGACGGGCATTCTCAGCGACCGGTCGCTCGCCAGCGGCAGCACCCGGTTGAGCACCTGCCACCGCAGGATCAGCCAGTCGGAGATCCGCTCGGCGGGCCGGATCTCCACCCGCCGCCCGTCGACCATCCGATCGCGGATCGTCTCGCGATCGATCAGCCAGCACCGCCCCTCGACGTCGAAGCCCCAGAACGCCACGTCGAACTTCGCCTTGCCGACGTCGACCGCGGCGACGACGAATTGCACGCCCTCGGGGACGGTGCCGCGCGCGAATGTCGAAACGCTGCCCTCGTCCTCGCCGGCGCCGCCCCGCGCGCGCTTGGCGAGCACCTTGGGGTCGATCGCCTTGCCCTTGCCGCCGGCGCCCTCGTAGACCTCGCCCAGCGTCTTCGCCATGAACTCCCGGATCAGGTCCGGTTTGCGCGTGCGCTCGTAATGCCGCTGCGCCGCTTCCCATTCCTTCGCCAACGCCTCGAGCGTGACCATCTTGGTCATCAGCGCATGGATCCAGAAGCCCATCGCTTCGAAGATCTGCTCCTCGCCGACCGGGCCCTTCTCGGGATCGAGTGTCTGCCCCTTGTGCATCCACCTTCCCCGGTCGATCATCGCGCGACGTTGGTCGTCGGTCAGCCCGGTCCCGCAATGCGGGCAATACATGCGCGCCGTGCGCCCTGCTTTCGCGACCGCCTCGTCATTGCTCAGCGACGGATCACGATCGTACCGGAGCACCGTGCGATACTCGGCGCGCGGGCAGGGGCTCGACCACAGGCCGCACTCCTCGCAATCCCAAACCCAGATCCCGCGCGACGATTCCAGCCAGGCGAGCGCGATGCCGGCGTTCCAGCCCGCGTCCGGGTGAGATGCCATGCCCAGCTTGCTGCGCGAGCCGATCGCGCGGGCGCGCTGGCGCATGTTCTGCCGGAACGCGTCGCGGAGCTTCGGCGAATAGGTGTCGATCTCGTCGCCGAAGATGAAGCCGGCCTGGCGATTGGTGATCGTCGCCCGGTTGAACGGCAGCCACGAGATCCAGCGACCGTTCTTGAACCGCTTGTAATCGAGCTTGTCGTCGCCGCGGTCCGGGCCGATCTTCGCCTGCAGATCGTCGTGATCCGCGAACATCGGCACCACGTTCTTCTCGACGTGGTTGTCGATCTCCGACTGCGATTTCATGTACCAGAGGATGTCCGTGAACGGGCCGTGCTTCATCCTCTTGAAGCCGTAATTCTCGAACCCGACCGTCTTGCCGCAGCGGCCCGGCCCGACCACCGGAACTTCGCGGACGAGGTCGTTGTCGAGAGCGTCCTGAATGCCCTCGATGTAGGGCGTCAGGTCGCGCGACCAGAGCCGTTGGCCGTCGCCCTCGGCGTTCCGGAGCCATCGCTCCGTCTCGGCGCAGTGCGTCGTCGAGATCTCTTCGGCGGGCCGAAGGTCCTCGATCCGGCGGGCGATCTGGGCGAACGGGTCCGCGCAGAATCCATCCCGAGCGATCGTCTCAAGATCGTGCTCGAGTTGCTCCGGACTGAGAAGTTGCACCTATTCCCTCGCGCCAGCGCACCGCCGCGTCATGGATGCGGACGAGGCCGTCGCGCATTTCGTTGTCGAGCTTCTGCCGAACGGACGCGGGCAGCGATCCCGTCGGGTCCATTCGCTGCACCGCGCCCATGAAGGCTTCGACGACCGCTTCGATGAAATCGGCCGCGGCGCGGTCCGCCTTGGCGGCGACCACGTAATGGCCCTGCTCGGTCTTCTTGCGCTGCACGCTAGTCAGGATGCTGTCGATCTTCGCCAGGTCGGCGATCCCGAGCGACTCGTCCGGCAGAGTGTCCGGATCGAACCCGGCGATCTCCGCCATGCGCCGCGTGCGCGCGCGCTTCTTTGCGACGTCGCGCTCGAGCTTGCCGATCAGGTGATCGAGCACCTTGCGCGCGTCGAATTCCCATTCGATGCCGTTGCCGCCGCGGCCCTTGATTGGGAAGGCGGCGTCGCCATCGATGTGCTTGCGCAATCCCGCCCACGTCATGCCTGCCATCTCGGCCATCGGCACCGCGCTCAGCACCGGGCGCTTGCGGCCGATGCTCTTGCGCGCGGCCCGCAGCCGGGCGAGGCGGGCAGTCGGATCTGATGTCCGCGGCACCCGCTCAATCCCCCTCGGCGCAATCGGTCTTCCCGGCCGGCGCGTGGTCGTGGCAGCTATGGGAGCTCATCGTCTGGGCGCTGCCGGGAAGGGCGGTCGGAGCGGTCAACGATCCGCTCCGGATACGAAAAAGCCCGGCTGCCTCTCGGCCCCGGGCGGATTTCTAATCTTCCTGATAAGCATCGATTCTCGGACTCGGGTTGTCAAGCACGAATTCACAACGAACGGATCGGGAGCAGGTGAGACACCCGCCCATGCAGCTCCAAAGCCGCACGAATGAAGGCCGCAGACGCATTGGCGAATCCGCATCGGCTCGCGCGGCCAGCGTCCTTGATCGTGTATTCGTCGAGGACGACGAGCTCGAACAAGCCGCGGACCTCGGGCGAGATCCCGTCGCGCGCGAAGCGGTATAACTGCCACGCTTCCCAGGCGACCTCGGTCGGCGGCAGGTGATCGAGCCGCGGGCGACCAGCGGGCGCCAGCGTGAATTTGGACGTCTGCGGCCCGCTCGCGAACCCCGTCGCCTCCCATTGCCGGCGATACCACACGCATGCGCCGAGCTGGTCGTCGTCGAGCACGCCGCGATTGTGGAGCTGGACGAGGCGGTCGGTGAGGACGCGGCGAACGGTGGTAACCGATCGAACAGAGCCCTTTTGCTTGTCGACCGTGTAGGATCGGAATCGTCCGCGGGCGAGCTGCTCGCGCGTCGGCCCGATCGTCGCGTCGTGCAGCGCGGCGAACTTGCCCTCGCTGACTTCAACCCGCGCTTCCTCGCGACGCGCTTCCTCGCGACGATCGCGTTCATCGCGCTTGAGCATGTCGCGCACGCGCCGCGCTTCCCGGTGGTCGGCCTCCTCCACGACCGCGAGCTTCGTCGCGATCTCGTCGACTTCCTGCAGGTACTGCAGCAGGCCGTCCGAAATGTCCGCGCGTGCGGCCTCGATCCGGTCCCGATCGATCTGCTCCTCGATGGTGAGTGCCCCCGTTTCCATTATCTGTCCTCACGCTTCCCGTAGAGCTTTTCGCCCAGGTTCTTCGCCTCGCGGCCGGCCACCCAGCCGTGCCGCTTCTCCGCTTCCGCCGGATTGACCAGCAGCAGGCCATGGGTGTGCCAGGCGGCCTTTGCCACCCGCCAGCCCTCGTCCGCGTCCGGTTCGCGGCCGAGGTGCGCAAAGCGCGACAGCGATGATCGAACGCCGCTCACGCCTCTGGCCTCCGCACCGCCTCGCCGAAGGGGTTGGCGTAAAACCCATCGCGATAGCGCTGCCGCGCACACCTGAGCCAGGAACGCGCGAGAGACTCTGCCTCCTGTTTCGCCCCGTCGATCATTGAGCTCATCAGCATGCAGTACCGAATGCAGGCGATATCCGATGGCCGACAGCCGCTGGCCGGCGTCCAGCCGCCGTCGAAAAACGGACCCGCCTTTTCCAACGCGGCGAGAAGGGGATCGTCCGCGGGGTCCTCGGCCGGCGCGGTGTGGGCCCGGACGAGACGCTCCCGCTCCCGCAGAAATTTCCGCAGCTCTGGCGTTATCGCGCTCACGCCGCCCCCTTGAAGCGCTTGCGGCTCTCGATCTTTCGGTTCGGCGGCTCGCCGGTGATGTACCAGACGCGCCCCGTCTGCATGGCGTTGAGACGGTCGACATGCTCCTGCAGCTGGGCGCCGACGGGATCGAACAGAGGCTCAGTTTTCGGCATGTCCTGCCTCCAGCCGTTTGACCAGATTACGCATGAGCTTCCCGACCTCGCGGCGCTCCTCTTCGGCCTTCGGATCGACAGCCGGCGGCAGCGCCCGGGGCCGCTCGGTCGCGCTGGTGGCGAGCCGCCGCCGGTTCTCCCAGGCCGTGCCGATCTCCTGCATGATCGCAGGGACGATCTTCGAGTGGTGATCGGCCGTGCGCATGGCGGCGCGGCAACCACGCTGCAGAAGGCCGATGGGGATGCCGTCCAGCGCGACCCAAGCTGCTTCGAACCAGGCGTCCTGCGCCTCGTGCGACATGCCGACCGGGGCGACGAGCTGCAGGCAGGGTGTGATCGTGTCGATGAACTCATCGCGGTCAACGGGAACGAGATCCGTGAAGCTGGCCGCGCGATCGGAAGCGCTCAGCCGCATCGACGGTCGCGCCGTAGCCGGTCGTTGATCCGGTGCGTTGCTGATAATTTGAACCCTGCCTTCCATGGCTGTCGTCCTTCACCGATGCATAGATTGCGCCCCATCCGCGCGCCGTTGCCGCCTCGAGCAGCCTGCCCGGCGGCCATTCGTTGTCGGAGAGCCTCCGAATGTCGTCGATCAGCCGCTTGTAGGCGGTGGCCGTGTTGGCGAGCCCCTTCCGCTTCCGGTTGACGAGGAAATCGGACCAGACCTGCTTCCCAGCCCACTCCGGTCGCGGGAACGGATTGCCCTTCTCGCGCTCTCCGCGCCCGCCCGTGAGTTCGAGTGAGGTGGGGGGATT